TTCTCAAATGATGCCATCAAAGAATATCTGCAATCTATTTACAGAGTGATGAAGAAGGGCGGTGATTGTGTGATAATGATTAGTAACTTTGATAAAATAAAAGCAGAGTTCCCCGACTTCGATGATTGGACTAAATACAAGTTAGGAGATAGAATGTTAATCGGGCATTTTTACCAAGATGATAGAACGGTAGATATTATGAAACATAAATTCAAAATTGTTAGCCGTAACCTAACACCCGACCACAGGGATATAGTTGTACATCTAAAGAAATAATATGGGCTACACTCACGAAACAACAAAACTAATAGACCCCTACCTGCCGCATATCAAATCGGTGGTAGATTTAGGAGCGCAAAACGATTACCGGGTGCCATTACCCGCCCCATACACTAAAGATTCTTACTATGCAGGCAAAGATTACGAAGCCATTGATATATCGGGGGAGAACGGAAGCACCCCGTTGGACTTGTCCGTACTTCACAAGTTCAGCAAGCAGTTTGATTTACTGGTGGATGCCGGAACCTCTGAACACGTTGGTACAAACGGCAAGCATGACATCAAGGCCATATACAACTGTTGGAAAAATAAACACAACCTCGTTAAACTCGGAGGTTATATCATCTCCGAAAACCCCAAAACAGGCAACTGGCCCGGACATGGATTCAACTACTACACCGAAGAGTTCTATCGTAATCTGGCTGCAATCTGCGGTTATACTTTGCATGATGTTGGTAGCGTTGCTGCTATGGGCAATTATAATGACGGGTGGAATGTTTACTCGGTTCTGCAAAAGACTAAAGAAGAGTTTTGTACGTTAACTGAATTTAAGACCTGTGGAATTAAAACAGATTAGAGCAACCCCGGTATTCTACGAAAACGTAGCAGCATACAAAAGCGATGCCCCTATAATCTGTAATGAGGGCGGCTCACGTAGTAGTAAATCCTATAGCATAGTACAACTTCTTATCTCCATCGCAGCCGATAGGAATGCGAAAAACATACGCATCTCTATTGTATCGCACTCCCTACCACATATCAAACGTGGTGCATACAGGGACTTCAAAACAATCATGGAAGAATGGCATTTGTGGGATGATAAAAAATTCAGTTATACCGATTTCATATACCGATTTGATAATGGCAGCTACATCGAACTATTTGGACTTGAAGATGAGGGTAAAGCACGGGGGCCGGGTAGGGATATACTATTCGTTAATGAAGCCAACCTAATCCGTAAGGCGTTATTTGACCAACTGGCAATGCGTACAACGGGTAAGATATTCTTAGATTGGAACCCTGCGGACTTCGTTTCATGGGTGTATGAAGTATCGGACAACCCGATTAACAAACGCATTCATTCAACGTACCTCAATAACCTCGGTAACCTTTCGCAAATTCAGATAGACACGATTGAAAGCTACAAATTACTACCCGATGATTTCATGTGGAAGGTTTACGGACTCGGTCAGCGTGGCGCTGCAAAGGAGATAATTTATACCCAATGGCAGATAACAGATGAGTTACCGGAGGGCGGGGATGTGTTCTATGGATTAGACTTTGGATATGTTCACCCGCTTGCACTTGTCAAGGTATGCCATTACCAGGGGGCAAATTATGTAAAGCAATTACTTTACAAATCCGGATTAACACCATCTGAAATTAACAGGGAAGTAAAAGACCATATATCAGACCGCAAGCCCGTGTACTGCGATGCTGCAGAACCGAAAAGCATTGAGGAGTTATACAGGGGCGGTATCAATGCACAAACTGCAAACAAGGAAGTGTGGGCAGGGATATTGAAAGTTAAGTCATACCCTCTATTCGTACATAAGGATAGCAAGGACATTATCCGTGAACTGCAATCCTACAAATGGCGCAAGGACAAAAACGATAATGTGATAGATGAACCGGTGAAAGAATCAGATGATGCGCTTGATGCAATGCGCTACGCCATATTCACCCACCTACATAAGCCAGCGTTCAAGGTGGCGGTATGGTAAGGGTTTTCGGTGTAATTTTGTATAAATCTTTTAAATATGGGTTTATTCGATTTTCTTAATCGTAAGGCGGCACCCGCTAAGATGCCTGTGCAAATGTCGGTGGAGCGTGGACTCCTAACATGGGATGGGCAAAACCAAGCAGAGATAGTTCGAGATAGTTATATCGGCAATGATTTAGTATATGCCATCATTACGCTAATAACCCAAAAGGCAAAGGTTGCTCCGTGGTTTGTGTACAGGGTAAAGAATAAAGCAGCGCAGAAACGCTACATGGCTAAGATGCAGCAACCGGATGCTATTACTGACTATGCCAAACTGAAGGAACTGAAAGAAGAGGCATTCGAGATATACGAAGGCGATAGCAGGCTGAATGAATTACTCAAATACCCGAACTCTGAAGATACATGGAGCGACATTATAGAGCAATGGGTCGGGTTTAAGAAGATAACAGGCAATGCTTTCATGTATGCAAAGCAGGTCGGTGAGGAATCAGTAAACAGAGGCAAGCCGTTAGAACTTTATATGCTGCCATCCCAATACATGGCAATCAAAGTGGATATTGAGCAGTTCCCACCAAAGAAGGTTGCCTATCAGTTATACTACGGGCAGTATATCCCTTTCAATACGATAGAGATTCTGCATGATAAATACTTCAACCCCGAATGGAATGCGACCGGAGGGCAGTTGTACGGATTATCACCGCTACGTGCTGCATCTAAGGTACTGACACGTTCCAATGCAAGTAAAGAGGCATCCGTTGCAATGTTCGATAACATGGGGCCGTTAGGCGTTCTATACATGGATGACCAACGCTTTGACCCATTATCCGGCAGCGAACAAGCACAGGCACTCAAGATGCAAATATCAGCGAACACAGGGGCCGCAAAGCATGGCAGCGCAGCCGTATCGGGTTACAAAGTAGGATGGGCGCAGATTGGGTTACCTGCGAAGGATTTACAACTGATTGAAGCCGAGAAATGGGATAAAGAGGCCCTATGCTCAATCTATGGCGTACCTCCGGTGTTACTGGGTAATACGGATGCTGCAACGTACAACAACATGAAGGAAGCGGAGAAATCCTTAACCATTCGGGCGGTGTTACCGGAACTTACTGCTATAAGAGATAACATCAACCGCAAGATGCAAACCGATTGGGGGTATAAGGGTAGCGATATATTCGTGGACTTTGATATGAGTATCTATTCCGAACTTGAAGCAAACAGAGCAGAGCAATCTACCTGGTTAAATACTGCGTGGTGGTTAACACCCGAGCAGAAATTAAAGATACAAGGACTTGCACCCGATCCGAATGTACCGATTGAAGATTATCAAAAGTTGTACATTCCGCAAGGTTTGACACCCGTTGATGATTTCACTAACCTGCCTCTGAATGTACCGCCAACTTTATAACGCATACCGCAAACGATACAGGGTACTTATCAAGCGTGAGTTGGATAAGCAATGTATGGCATTACTCAAAGGTGAGCAACCGGATGAGGAAAAGTTAAAGCAGTACATCCGCAAACTGCACAACGATGCAGGTATAACGATGGCGAAGTATAACTATGACAAAATACGCAAGTCGGCAGGTATCAAGGATTCCATGACACCTGAACAGAGATGGGCGGCAGTTATAAAACTATTTCTTGAACAAGGGTTAACTAATTTAGTCAACGGCATTACATCTACCACTAAGGAAACTATCCGCAAAGTATTAATACAAGGTATGCAGGAGGGGTGGAGTATTATGCAAATGATGAAAGAAATAGAGAAATTAGGTATCAATGTTTACAGGGCTGAACTTATCGCACGTACCGAAACAACAAGGGCAGCTAATCAAGGTGCAATGCTTGGGGCGGTATCAACTGGGTTACTAACCGTTAAAGAATGGATAGCAATAACGGATGATAGAACACGTAGAATACCCCGCAATGATTATGACCATTTGCACATGGATGGAAAGACTACACGAATAGATGAACCGTTTACCGTTCCCGGTTTACGCAGCATAGATATTATGGAGTTCCCCGGAGACCCTAACGGCAGCGCAGGTAACGTGTGTAATTGTAGATGCACGGTAGGATTCGAAGTAGTAAGAGATAGTAATGGAAAACCTGTTGACATACAAGGTGGGTTACGTGGGCCAGCAGGCGATATGTTGAACCTATGGAATAACACCTTATTTTTGCAATTACAAACTTTGATAAATGAAGCATTACCAGGTTAAAGATATTAGCAACGGCATCGAG